ATTCCATAAATACCAAATGAATTTGTAACTAAACCATCATGAATTATTACTCCAGCACAAGAGCTAGAACTGTTTGAGGTCATACTAGGCTGACCACCAGTAGTCGTTACTTGACCATTACAAGATGAAGTAACATTAGAAGTAATGCCACTTGTTCCTTTAACAGTAAGGTTACCAATAAAAGCAACACCTGATGCAGCTTGTGATAATGCTCCTGACAGTAGTATTTTCTGAGCAGTTACATTAGCTACACTTGATTCTACTGAAACAGCAGCTACACCTTCCTCTAGGTCTGCTGTAGAGTATTTTCCTCTGTTAAATTTGTATACACCATACTTCATTTGAAGTTAGCCTAGTTCAAAGTAATATCTAGATCACCAGCTGGTACTCTGAATACGTCTCCTGAAGCTACAGCTTTACTTGCAGTTAACGTGGCATAGACCATTAAGTTTCCTGATGTAGCTGCATCAAAAATACCAACATGAGTAATCGTACCCCATGAGCCAGTTGCAGTTGGAAATTCTACTGCTCCTGAATTACTTGTTGTAGCACCTGACGTAGAAAATGCTATTGATTTACGTGTGTAACCACTACCTGATATTTCTGTACCACCACCAGCTTCGCCCGGAGCTGCTGTAAATAAACCAATGTACTTTGTTGAAGGAGCTGTATAAGCTGCACCAGCAAAAACGTGATCTAATATTTCTGTTTCTAAAAAGTTAGTAAAACTCATACTAATCCCCTGATTTTTAATTTTAATCCTGAACCACTATATTGTGCTTGTTCAGATGATTCGTTTAATTGCAGTACAGCTGCAGAATACATCTGCGCCCATATTGCTACCCTTTGGTCTTCTGCTAGATACGGTGCTGAATGTAATAACGCTCCATAGAGGTATACATCAGGTGCTTCTAGTAAAAGCCAGTTATCTGCGTTACTACTACTTAAAGCTGGAGGCTTCTGATAATAAAGTAACTCAAAATCTGTTGTCACACTTGGCGTAGGATACAGTTGAAACTGTCCATCAGCGTGTGTGTAGTTTGTTGGTGTTCCAGTAGCGTTCTCAGCACCAGCTCTTTTATCTGCCATTGCATCTCTTGATATAAGATTGACTACTGAAGTTCCTGTTCCTGTTAAATGTAAGCGTATTGTTTCTAGCCAGTCAGAAGGTGTCTGCATATACTCATCTCCACCATCTTGTTGACCTGATGCACGAGCTTCCATCTTCATGTGTCTTACGTCTCTAGTAATCTGTGACTCAGCTAATGTTATGAAGTCTTCAATCGCAGAAGTTAGATCATCTCTGTTCAAAAAGTCAGCAATACTAGCTTTTAATCCTGTATATGTATTTAATGCCATACTAAGTCCTAGCCTAATTTATCGTAAAGTATATCATTTATTAATGTTAGTGTTGATTGTTATAGTAGTAAACCTTGTCTTGCTTTAAATCTTTTCTGTCCTAAAGCAACAGCTTCATCTATTATTTCTTTAGTAAGTAATCCATATGGCAATTGTCCACTCATTGATCTATAGTTATTATGTCCACCGGGCAATAATAGAGAGTCAGCAGTAATTCGTTGACCAGCATTTTTACCTTCACCTTTGTTAAGAACTTCTGCTAAATCTAAATGACTTACTTGTTCTTGTATGTTACCCATTGGCTTACCTTCCATTTCATACGGATAAGTGCTGTGTGGTGATTTCTTGATAGACTTTGATAGATCAGGTTCATACAGCATATGCAAACTTGTAGGTTCTGTTATCAATTGGTTTGGATCACTATTAGCTAAACGATGATCTGTTCTTGATCCTACTCCCTCTCTAAAATTAACATCAATAAGTTTTATAATAGCTTTTCTATCGTCACCATCTAAACCTTTAAGCGGATTTTTTGAATTAACTCCTCTCCAGTCTTGATTAATATTAACAGTTTTAGATACTTTGTTTTTACCTTCCCCAGTTGAAACAACTTTAGTTGATGTTTCTTTAATTAATCTATCAAGTTCTTTCATGTCTATCTTATCTAGGTTACCTTTAACAGCTTGTAACATTGAATTAGCCATTTGATGACTGAAGTCTATACCACTACCTTTCATCTGCCAGTTAGCAAACAATACACCACCATCTGTATTTCTAGAAGCATTTTGTACTTCTCTTAATTTGTTTTGTAGCGCAGATAATTGTGTTTTAGCTGATGCCCATATTGCATTTCTTTTTCTATTATCAGGATCAGTACCAAAACTAGTACCACCTTCTTTCTTGTTTGGAGTAGCTAATGGAAAACCATTAACATTTAATATTTCACCTGTTGTATTACTAGTATCACCCATACCATATACAACATAACGGTTAACATAATCATAAAGTGAGATTGGTGCATCACCTTCAGGTTTGCCATACGTTTGTATAGTTTTGTTTGGATCATACGTTCCTTCTTTAATCATTCGTAGATCACCAACACGTTTTGCTGGTCTTGCGTATGTTGGATCAAGCAATTTAATGTTATCTATAATTCCTTGTGAAACACCTAGACCTTCATAATCACCGCTATTAGTAATAATCTTCTGCATTGGAACACCACCAAACGCATCAGGGAATAATTTATCTACTTCAATAGCAAATGCTTCTGTCTGATCCATGCCTTTAGATACTTGTAACTCTACCTTTTCAACTACACTATCAAATTTGTCTTTAATATCAGGTGTCATTTTAGATAATTTAGTAGCGCCTGAAGCTAAAGCAAATGCACCAAACAAAAAATCTACAGGGTTTTGTAGGAATGTGTCTCTTCTACCTTCTGCAGTACTTAGCTTTTTAACTACAGTATCAAACATATTAGAAACATTTTCTACATTCTGAGTATTGTCATAGTCAAACACACCACCACCAATAGTAACTCCTTCAGGTAGTACGTTTCCTATAGCACCCATAGTTACATTAGTTGCATCTTTTGCAGCAGTCATTGGATCACGTGCTATTTGTAATAAACCTTGACCAATATCTACTGTATTAGGAATGATGTTTTTACGAAATACTTCGGAGTCTTGTCCAGCATTAGCTACCATAGACATCAAACCATATGGATCATCATCTGTTTTCTTGATACGTTCAGGAGTTGCAACTTTAGGTTTGCCTAAGAAATTACTTACTCCATCCCACATATCTCCTAATAATCCCTTCATACAATCCCCTTCATATTTCTTCTAATAGGTTTATCCCATGACTCATTATAAGGTTGATAGCCTATTGCAAGGTAACGAAATGAATCACTACCATGACTTGCCCAGTTATGCGATGGTCTCATACGCCATGTTTTACCATTGTCATCCCATTCACGTTGATAATTTGTTAATGCATCTATTCCTTTCTCACACTTTTCAGCATCAAAGTAACATTTATCAAGCATAGCTCTTACTGCTTGTATGCCATCATCAATTAATAATGAAGGTGCAATGTCAGTCTTCTCTGCTCGAATACCAAGACTCTCTAACGTCTCTAACCTACTCTTACCTGATCCAAGTTCTCTAACTCTAATGTCATGTGGAAAGATGTAGTTGGAATACACGTATGGTTTCTCTTGTAATATTTTAACGTAATGTTCTAGTCCAACACCTGAAGCCTCATAGTAATCTATTAGATGTACCTCTGTTCCTACAAACTGTGCAAACCATAGTACCGTTGAGTCACCTACACCAAGGTCAAATGAAACTACAACGCCTGTTGATCTGTCATAAGCTACCTTACTAATCCTGTCTTCGTCTCTAGCTCTTCGCATCTCTGCTGCATAGTAAGCGCCTTCACTATAAATTAGATAGCCACCTGTCCAAATATGCTCATACATATCAGGTCGTTTTTCTTGATCTTCTAATCTTGTTTGTTCAAGAACGTCAGGAAACCATGGGTTGTCTGTGTAGTTAAGCATTACACCCTTAGAATTTTCAGGAGGATTAGCTCTAAACCGTTCATGTGTTGCTGAATACTTAGACTCTGGATTCCACGTGATCCATATCTCTGAGTCTACTTCCCTTACCGTTGGTATTAGAACGTCATAAGCTCTACCACTTAACGCTTCAGCTTCATCAATCCAACACAATAAGATACGAGCTTTAGATTTGATTGAGTCTAGTGATCTTCTAAGACCTGAGAACGTGTACTGTATGTTGCCATCTTTACTCTTAATGTATTTGTCACCTATCTCATAGTAGTCAGCTAACCATGGTACTGATAGTATTGCAGACTTGATCTCTTCTAATGATGACTCACTAAGGCTGTTCATAAACTCTCTAGCACATAGTATCTGTCCTTTCTTGCCACTCATGCCCCAACGATAACCAAAGACTGCTGTCATTAACGCAAATGATCTAGTCTTTCCTGAACCACGACCACCATATGCATATCTTGTCCTAGCTTCACCTTGAAATACTGGTAATAACTTTGGAGGTAATTCTATCTGACCTACTTCACTCATTAACTTTAGCGACTAACTCTATGATTGTTGGCTTCATAGTTCCATCACTTGATGTTATATCTTGCTCCATCTTATCGTGGTATCCATGCTTACCTAATACGAGCTTAGTAATCGCTGAATTAAACGTGTTGTTAAGCCCATTATTGACCAATGTTTTAGCCTGAACTTGCATACAACGCCCTAATATGTCGGAAAACCCTTTGTCTTTATCCTTCGCCCATTCATATAAAGTGTCTCTGTGTAGCTCTAAATGTTCAGCCATTCCTTCAATGCTAGGGATCATATCACCATAGATTTGGTAATCAATTATGTAGCGTGTAGCTTTCTCCTCAATCTCTTCACTCCACTTAGTTGGTCTTGCCATAACTCTCTCCTATTTAACTAACTGTAACCAATCATCAGGTCTGGGTAAATTAACTCCAATGTCTGCTGCAAACTCTTCGACTTGTAACAGATACTCACCCATAGCCTTTACTGACAGTTGTGTGGTGGATTTTATCACAAGAATTGGTCTACCCCGTACTTCCTCCATCTCAGGCTCTAAGAACTCAGAGGCTAAATAAGTATGGAGTGCCATTTGAGTGTTACCAGTTTCCTCAAGTACTCTCAGCCACGACCAATATAATGCATTTTGTTTTGTGGATCGACTCTTATTGTTAGGTTCAATCGTTATAAGAGCCTCCTCATAGTCCGTATCCCTAAAGAAAGTCTTCACTTGGCTCTCTAGTATGTCTGCTTTTGGTTTAGTTCTGTGTAGTATTCGTTTATATTTCATATCTTGTATTCAAATCCTAAGACAACGCCATAATTTTTTGGGTTAGTTTCATAGGCTGGAGCAATAAACCAGTTACCTTTAATAATTCTAACCATAGGTAAAACTTTTGCTGACTTATACCCCGTAACAATTCCAACCTCCAACACTCCAAACTTTTGTGCAAGGTAACTACTGAAACGATCTTCACTATTGTAATAAACACCAGCCATAGTATTATTTACTGTGCAACGTACTTGTGGATGAACAGGATTATAACTACCCTCAAGTCCTATATGCATAGACACAGCAACTAACAAGCTAATACAACTC